TTAATAATAATATCTTTTTCATTTTATTCTCCTCTATCAAAATGTTCTTGTAATTTACCATTTTTCATTCTTACATATTTTGTAATAATGTTTTTATAATTGATTACAAAACCCTCAACATTTCTATTAACTTTAGCACAGTACTTTTCATAAATGCTATCTAAATGTTCTTTGGTAGGTAATACATTTAATTCAACCACTTCCGGGACAACACCTATAAATTTTGGTATCTCTTGACTAACAAACGGATACACGAATAAACTATGTTCATAATTCAAATTATATAAATTAAATTCATCATCAATATTTGCTTTAGCAAACATATACCATTTTTTATCAAATTCATCAATAGTATATTTTATTTTACCCATTCCCAGCCATTCTCCGCAAATAGCACTATCATTATGTATTTCTTCAATTAAAACATCTTTATTATCATTTAACCATTGATATAATCCTTTATATAGAACATCTTTAACGTCTTCTAATTCAGTTATTTTAAAAATGTTTTTTCTTTGAGCTATATATAACTCATCATCTTTTTTAAAAAATACTAAGTTACTCCCATCTAGCTTTTCAGTGAGATATACTCTATCTCCACTACAACTAACTCTTTTCGTTTTTGGATATATTTCTTTTTTTATCATTTTTTCCTCCTATTGCTTTATCATTTTTATCATAAATTAATTTACCAAAGTTCTCAAATAACCATTTTGCACCTGAATTATCATTGTAAAATAAACTCCGCATGCTTCTTGGTAACTTTCTTTCATTATTAAATTCTCTATTTCTATATACTTCTTCTGGGGTTTTATCACACTTATACACTCTACAAATTTCAGGCCTAATCTCGTAAATCTTACATTTTTTATCTTTATTATCTCTAAAAGGACAAGTATTGTCATAAGTTATTAAAATATTTCTTGGTGTAGCTTCAATTTTATTTTGTTTTACATACTTAGCTATTCTCTTTATTTCATTTTTAGATAAGTGTAAAATATCTCCGCAGCAATTTCCACATCCAGAACAATTTCCCTTACAAGTATAGTTTGTAGTTTTCACGCTTTTATTAATATCAGTCATTTTGTCACTCTTTCTTTTAACTCAGACAGAATTATTATTTTTTGTCTGAATTATTTCTTTGTATTTTTGTAAAATTTCTAAGTAAAATTGCTTTTTAAGTATTAAGAAATTAATATCAGTTCCTACTTCGTGCCATATATCATAATTTTTAATTTGTTCTTTTAATTTATTTATTTCACCTTCTAAATATTTTATAAACTCCTTTTGTTGAGTTTCCACTTTTTGAACTAAACTATCATATTTTTTGCTATCTTTTATTCTTGATGAACAATCTGTTCTATTGCAATAACAATTTTCAAGTTGTTTCTTTAATTCTTGATTTTCTTCTTTAAGTTTGTTATGTTCTTCTTCATCAAAACAATGCGTAGTGCCAGCCAATTGAGATTTTAATTCTTGATTTTCTTTTTTAAAATAACACAAAGGACAATAAATTTTATTATCAAATCCTTGTGCATGAAAATTGTCAAATTCATTTCCACATATTTCACACTTCATTCTGACACCTCTTTTAATAATTTATTTTCTAACCAATTATCTTGAATTGTAGAAATCCAACCACAATGAACTGCTTTTATACTACCATCAGGTCTATAAAATTTTTGTGCGTCCCAACCTTTATAAAGCTGTATTCCAAAATCTGTTTTACCATTTTTGATACTATATCTTAATACATCGCTTACAATAATTATAAAGTCAATTTTTTGTGCAACCAAATGTCTTATAAACCCTCTTGCTTGACTAAAAGGTGGATTAGTTATTACTAAATCATATTTTGAATAATTAATATTTCTCCATTCTTTGTCATCACATTTCACATCGTAATAACAATCTTTTAAATATTTATAAATATTGCTATTTTTATCGTCACATGGGCAAATAATTTTTTTACCTCTTAGATCATACTTATGTAATTCTCTTACACAATCTTTGTACATTGTATAAAATTCATCATCTAAAGTTTTTCTTTTACAAGTTTTTATTTGTTGCATTCTAACACCTCTTTTAATATATCTTTTATTTGTTTATTAAATCTTTCAAACATATCCCAATATTGATGATGTATATAATCACTACCACTTTCTAATTTTTCGGCTTTACAACAGTCAATAAAATTATTTAATTTTTTATTTGCTTTATCAATAACTTCTTGTTGCTTTTTACATTGTTGTTCTAAAAACATATATTTTGTTATTAAATCTACTTGATTTTCATTAAATAATTCTTTTGCTCTATTTCTTGCTTCTTCTTTAGACATCATTAATCTTTCATTTTTAAAATCCATTATTCTTATTTCTCCTATTTCTCATCAGTAGCTAATCCCTAGGCAAAAAGTTGTAGAAAGGAGATACGAGACAGTGGACGATCGTATTTCTTGCCCAGGAATTAGCTACCAATGAACTTTTTTTATTCTCTTTTATATTTACTTATTTGTTCTAATAATACTTTTTTTATGTTCACATCTTTATATTTTTTTAAGATATAAATTTCTTCTTCTAATTCTTTAATTTTTCTTTTATATTTTCTGTTTTCATAAAGTAAATTATAATATTCTTGCTCATAATCGATTATTTCTTTTTCTTTCATTCGTTTTATCAATCACTTTCGCTATCAGATGACCTGTTTTAGTTAAATTAGAATCATTGTATCTCAATTTATTTCTATTCATAATTAATTCCTCGGAATCGGTCACTAAAATCAAATTATTTAAATCTAAGTTCAATTTATTTCCATCTGCGAAAACAACTTTATATCCTTTTGGAATTTTTCCATAATTTTGCTCATATATGATTCTATGCTTTAACTTAAATATGTTAGGTTCTTTAACTTTAATTTCTACGTAACCATCTATATTAATTCTTTCATAACCTACATTTTTATGATTTGGCGGCATATTACCTTTTTTAAATGAAGTTTTATTTGCTTTCATTAAACCTTTTGTTCCTTTATTAAATGGAACATTACCTTTTTCAAATCTGCCAGTTAAACCACTATTTAGCTTATGATTACCTCTAAAGGTTTTTATATTTTGTGGAGTTAGATTCATTTCAAATTTTTTATTAAACATTTCAGCCAATTCTTTAGCTGTTTTCATATAATTATTGTTTATTAAAAATTCTTTTTGCTCTTTAGTATATTTATTCATTATTTTTTTCTTTCAGTTTTAAAACTTCATTTTCATTAGTTATTCCTAACTCATCAGCGTATTTTTTTGCATCTAATACCAATTTCGCATTATTAACTATTGCTGTACTAACACTAGTAATTGCTTTTGCTCTTTTTAATTCTTTTTCTAAAGCGCCATCTTTTTCTAATTCTTCATCATCATTAAGTCTTTCTAATTGTTCAAACAAGTAGTTATTTAAGCTATTTAAATTATTATCCATAGAATTTTGCTCCTTTCTTATTATTTAATTTTCTAGTTCTAGTCTTATTTTCATTAAGACTATTTAATTCTGTTTTTAAATTTATTAATTTTTTCTTTAACTCAAGCATTTCTCTTTTAATAAGATACATCTCATACTTGATTTCTTTTTCTCTATCTTTCATTTAAATAAACTCCCTTGAGAATTATTTTTCTCGTAAAGCTGCTGCTCCAAATTTCTGATTCTTTTATCTTTTTCTGCATTAGTCCTAAGATAATTTTTTTCGCGTTCTTTACACATTATTACAACTTTGTCATACTCTGTTTTCCAATAGTTACCTCTTTCAACTTGTTTTGGATAATCAGCTAACTTCTCAGCATTTTCAATTGACATTATTTCTGTTTGCATTTTTTACACTCCTTTTCATATTCTCTCATCATTCTTTCAAATTCTAAATCATCTAACGTGGGTATTCCCACATTTTTGCATAAAACTTCGACACCTCTGATTAACTGAGTAAACTCTTGAGCATTTAATTCATGTGTTCTTTTGTAAAATATATAGTAATCATATTTGTCATCATTTTTATACTTTCTAGCATATGGATAAAATTTCCTCATATCAGTATTTTGAGGAACCATTGCTCCTAAGATACGACCATCGGCATCCGTTGCAACAGTTCCGTACTGAATATTAGCTTCAATTTTCATTTCTTCATCAGATATTGCAAATCCAATTCCTCGATTATACTTAGCCAGTTCGTTTACCAACTTATGAAAATATTTGTTAGGCTGTGAGCCCCTTAAAGGTATGTATTCTTTTAGTTCATATTCTTTGTTTTGATCTAAAGTGAATAGTAATGTAGATATTTCTCTAGGTTTGCCTTTTATAACCATAAATTTCCTTTAAAATGGAAGTTCAGACTCATCAAGAACAAATTCATTACCAAAGTCTGCATAAGGGTCTGATGTTTGTTCTGGTTGTGTTGTTGAGGTACTTTGAGGTTGTGTTTGAGCTTGTCCAGTTTTATTTTGAGCAGTACCAGCAAATTCAAAATTATCTACTACAACATCTGTTACATATCTTTTTGTACCATCTTGTGCATCATAACTACTGTTTTTTATTCTACCTTGAGCTACTATCATTGCACCTTTTTTACAATATCTATTTATTGTTGATGCGGTTTTACCAAATGCAACGCAATTGATAAATTCTGTGTCTCTTTCTCCGTCTTTATTCACGAAACTACTTTGACAAGCTAGTGAAAATCTTGAAAATTCTGTTTGATTTGACATCGTTCTTTGTTCTGGGTCACGAGTAAATCTTCCACTCAATATTACTTTATTCATTGTTACTTCTCTCCTCAAATTTATCTTTATAGTTTTTTAAATAATAATTGATTTCATTAATCATTTCTTCTTTAAATTTCTGTTCACATTCTTCTCTAGTTAAATAATTTCTGTCGCTTGAGGATATGTTATACATATATGTATCATCTTTATTAGTTGTAATTACTGAATACAAACCATTTCTACCTTTGAATAAATAATTATATATATTCTCATTAACACAACCTAATTCACTTCTCCAACTATCATTTTCTTTTAACTTACATAATTTTTTTAGCGCTTTATCATCAGTTAATGCTTTTTCAACTAACTTAGGAGTTTTCTTATTATCTTTTAATATTTTGTTCCAATTATAAGTACCTTGTATACTAAACGAATACCAATAGTTAGGTTTATCACTTAAATATATACAATTCATATTTTCTTCGTTAGTATCATCATTTTTTAATTTTTCTTCTAATTCTTCTATTTTTTTATTTGCTAATTGTAATTCTTCTTGTGCTTTATATAATTCATTTAAAATATATTCTTCATTTGTTTTAAACTTTGTCATTTTCTAATTCCTCCAATTTCATTTCTTCGTAATAATAATCTTCATCATAGATATATTTTTCTTTTTCTATTTCTTCAGGTGGGTCTGGATATAGACCACCGTAATATTCACTAGTATCCATCAATATTTACTCTCCCACTTTTCACAAAACAATTCATATAAATCATTTGTTTTTAACCAATTCATGAAATTATCTATTTCTTTGTATAAATCCATTTTCATATCTTCTCTTAAATAAATCTCATGATATAAGTTAATATCTTCTAATGTCTTACCATTTTTATAATTATTAGAAATCAAATATTCAAATTTGTTAGCTTCAGGGCATAATTCAAAATACATTAAGTGTTGATATGAGTCATAGAAACTACCAACTTCATAACTTCCCTTATATTTATAGTCAAATATAGTTCCAGCTTTAAGACAATCTAATATACCATACAGAACATAATTTCCACTTTTAGTTGCAATATTTTTTGATAATTTAACTTGATAACATCCATTTTTTGTTGGCTCATAATTTGCCATCATAAATTGTTCAAATTCAAATCCAGTTCTAATTGCATCTGTTTCTTCAAATGGTTCTTTAGAGAGAACTTTTTTAAAGTCCTCTAAATTACCATATTCATTTTCTAAACTTATTGCGTACTTCCAGCTATTCAATAGGCTTGCTGTTATCAGATATTTCTTTTGGTTCATTTTCTACCTCTTTTTTAACATATTTTCTTTTATCAAAATCCCATACCATTCCTAAACTTTCGATTTTTTTCTTAAACATAAATCTTAATTCTTTTTCACTAGTTAAAACATGTTTAGCAGTTTTTAATATTTCCATTACACTATCAATGTTTTCTTCGGTCATATTTTCAATACTATTTCCAACTTCACTCATAACTTTTTCATAATTCTTTTTTTGTTCTTCAAAATATGTAGCTTCTTCTCTAATACTTTCATTTACTTTTTCAAACAATTTAGTTAAGAAATCGTTAGGAATATTGGGGTTATCTAAGTCTGGTAATTCAATAACACCTTTTACACCATGTGTTCCTTTTGCGTAATATCTTTCACAATTATCAAATCCAATAGTTCTTTTGCCGTTATACATTTCCATAAAACCGCCGAGATCCATTGGTTGCCATACATTATCTTTAGTACTACCTTCAACTAAAATTCTTAATTTAGTAGCTTCACCGTCTTTATCTTCTTTAGCATGGAATAAAACGACAACATTTTTGTTTAGATTATAATACGCATAGTCCATTAATCTTTGGAACTCTTTGCCTACTGCACCATACCCTTTAATTGATAAAGTTGTTCCATCTTTTTGCCCATTTTTGCTATCTTGTTTGATAACATATGGTTTCATTAAATCAAGTAATTTTCCTCCAGTATCGAACACAAGTGTTTCATAAGAGCTTAAATCACTTTTTAAGTCTTGTAATAATTCTTCATAGGAAATTGGTTGAGTAAAGTCTTTTCTATTTTTCGCTTGTACTCGGTCAATTCCTCTATCTACATCGATTAATAATGGTTTCGGTGCAGATAATCCTAATGTAGTCTTTCCTATTCCAGGAAATCCTGCTATGATCATTCTTATTTTTTTTGTAGTTTGTACTACTTCATCTGGTCTTTTTATCATTTTTTAATTCTCCTTCACTTTCTTTATAATTTTGCTAGTTTTAGTACCACTTTTTATTCCCATTTTTTGCTTAGTTTCTTTCATTGGCTTTTCTGGCACTCTCAAGTATCTGTCTGATTTTAAATCTTCAATTTCTTTTATGAAATTTTCATGATTATCTTTTACTACCAATGCAAGCTTTCCCAAATATTCAAATAGCTTGTCCATATTCTTATTTACTCTGATTAAATCATAATTGAGATTAGTTATTTTTTCTGACTTTTCTTTGACTTTATTTTCTAATTCTTTATTTTTGGCTCTCTCTAGTTCATAAAGTTCTTTGTAGTCATTTCTTTCTTGTATAACATTAAATCCAAAGTTCATTTTATTTAACATCTTTTGACTAAACTCTTCAATTTCAACTAGAGCTTTTTCTTTTACTAGTTCTGCCTTCTTATTTTTAAATATCATTTTTTCATTTCCCTTCTTTTAAAAACCGCTACCTTAACCCCACTATATTGGCAAGTCTTTTTACCATCTGTTTCCACTCTGCCATCGTGTAGCATTTCCGTTAACCTTGGACTTGCAAAGTTCCTTTCGCTTGTAGGTATCCATCCTCGCTTACACATCTCAACTGCTATTTCTTTTGCAGTAAGACTACCTTTTTCCTCTAAAATTTCAAGTATTTGTGAATATCTCTTTTTCTTATCAACCTTTTCATTAGATTCTCCCCTGGTTTCAAATGTTGTGACTATACCGGGCTTGTCCGGTTCGTAATCATAGATACTCATCTGTTTCATAAAAACCTTTCTTAACCTAACCAATCAAAATTTAAGATTTCTTTTTCTTCTTCGGTTAACTCTTTCTCTTCTTTTAGTTTTTTATCTTCCAAAACATCCCCAACACTTTGAAAATTATTTTGTCTATATCTTTCTAGTATTCTTTCAATGTATTTAACACTGCAAGCATTATTTAGAACTGCATCTTTTACTGCATATCTTGTAAGCTCACTATCTTCCCAGTTATTTATAACTTCATATTCAGCTGGATTTAAAGTTCGTCTGAACAATCTCTCTACATATTCAAATAAATTTTCGTCTCCGTTTCTCTCGTTCCCATTTCGTCCATTTATTTCTTCTTTATTAGTAGTAGAAGTAGAATATATATTTCTTACATTATTTACATTCTTATCATTATTGTTTGTGTTCAGTTGTTGTTCAGTTGTTGTTCGGTTGTTGTTCAGTTGTTGTTCAATTTGGTGTTCATTATCTTGATATTTATGCCAATTTGTTAAGGTTATAACTCTGTTTTTGTTACTTGTTTGTTGTTCAATTTGATGTTCAGTTTCAAAGAAATTTAAAATTCTTTGTACTTTACTTTCAGAAATCTGCAGTTCACTCGATATACTTTTTCTTCCAGTTATCAATTGTCCAGGACCAATAATAATTTTCTTGCCTTTGAACAAAACATTCCTATCTTGATGAGTAGCATTTAACAACAAATATATCCAAACGGCAAAATGCTCACAATCTTTCATTACTATAGGATTATTTAATAATTTTCTGTGTATTTTTACATATCCGTTGTTCATGTCATAAAAGCTCCTCCAGTAATTTGATTTTTATTTATTTTTCTGTTATAATTAGTAAAATAAATAATTTTGTAATATTATTTATTTAGCACTGATTGATTTGGTATTTCGGCAGTGCTTTTTTCATGTTCTAAATTAGTATTATTTGCTACTAATATTGACATTACAGCTACTACAAATAAGAAAAATATTGCTCCAGATCTTTCTTTAAAATAATCTTTTACTTCTTTTCTTAATCTTATTTTCTTCATATCAGCCATCTCCTTTCTATATTCCATATCTTTTTCTTATTAATTTTGTTAAGGCTATAAATGGTTTTCCAGGTGGCACAAACAACCCTTTTTCTTCCATCTCTTGCCTTGTCAACTTTATTTCTTTCACACACTTGTTTTTTCCCATAGTTGGAATTAATATTTTTAAATCTGATGGTGATATATAAAGCTGATTTAAAATTTCTTCTTTTGTTTTCATAAGTTACCTCCTTTCGAGATTGTGTTTTTTTTAGCAATTGCAGTTGCTTTTATTTGATTTTTCCTTATTCTTCCTTTAAAATATAATTTTGAAAGGAGAAATTTACATGAAATTAATCCACGAATGTGTTCGTGATGTTTTATTAGATGCGGAAGAAAATTTATCCCTATTTAATTCAATTTCTTCAAGCGATATTCAAACTAGGCTCAGTAAATATAGTCACGATGATATTTACTATACTTGTTTAAAATTAAACGAAGCTGGTTTCATTAAAGCAGATTTTTATCTTAATGGCACCGCTGGAATTGAAGAAATAACATATAGTGGGCATTTATTTTTAGATAATATCCGTGATAATAATGTCTGGAAAAAAACACAAAATATATTATCTAAATTTACTTCAACATCACTTAGTATTGTTCAAAATGTAGCAACACAAGTTATTTCAAACATCATAATCAATTCACTAAAATAATTCTTTTATGAATTATTTTTTTCATTATTGATGGATATGTTATCCAATGTAACTTTAATCTTTAATGTAAGATAAGCACAATTTTTTTCTTTGGCATTTCTATTAACTGAATATTCTAATACACTATCAGTAATATCAGAACCATTTAGTATAATTAATGTCTTATCTTTACTATCTGATAAATTTAACTTTACCATTTTCCGTTCCTTTCTTTAATTTTCGTGCTTATTTGCACACACATTTTTAAAAAAAATATCTGCATTAACATTATAGTATTTAAGCATATTTTCTAATCTTTCAATTGACATATCAACTGAACCACTCTCGTATCTTCTAATTGTTTCATAGCTTAAACCAAAGTCATCTGCAACATTTTCAATACTTAAATTATTTCTTATACGAAGCACTTTGAGTTCTTTTCCTATCGCTTCAATCATGTTCATTCCTCCTTATCTGACACTATTATAGCGTGCATTTATGCACTTGTCAATCCTAAATGTGCATTTTTTCACAAAAAATGTTGTTTTTTTTACTTTTAGTGTTATAATATTGGTAAGGAGGGGATTTAACATGGCAGAACATTTAAATAATAATGTTAAACATTTAAGAAGTGTTAAAGGAATATCTCAACAGACGCTTGCGGATAAAGTTGGAGTTGATAGGTCAACCATTTCAAGAATAGAAAACGGAGAAATAGAAACAACAATTGATAACGCTATGAAAATAGCAAATGTTTTAAAAGTCAATATAGAGGATTTAATAACAAAAGATCTAACATTCGATAATGGTACTCTAGTAGATGTAGATTGTGAAACAATACAAATACCAGTTTTAGGTACTATTAAAGCTGGTATAGCAATTGAAGCTCAAGAAGATATATTAGAATATGTAGATATACCAAAAGATTGGGTTAAAGGTGGTAAAACATTCTATGGGCTTAAAATAAGTGGCGATAGTATGTTTCCTAAATATAACGAAAGTGATATAGTTATATTTGAGCATACAGAAGACTATGTACTAGCTCAAAATAAAGACTGTGCAGTAATGGTAAATGGATTTGATGCCACATTTAAAAATGTCACAATAACTGAAATGGGTATAACACTAGTACCACTTAATTTAAACAATAGTGATAATTATCAGCCTACTTTCTATAGCAAAGAACAGATAGCTACTCTACCAGTTAAAATAGTTGGTATTGCTAGAGAAAAAAGGACGAGGTTGTAATGGACGAAAAGGAAATATATAAAATTCAAAAAGAAGCAATGTTAAAAGCAAGAAAAGATTTGCGAACTGGTATAAGTCAACAAACCTTAGACAAAATGTTAGAAAAAGGTTTTATTGATGGGAAAAATTACATAGAAATTAAAAACAATATAGAGATGTTAAATTATCTTGCTGATACAAATGAACTAATTATCGAATTGGAAAAAAATTTGACATCTGAAGAAATATTTGAGATTGAATCCCAAATAGTAGCAAAATTTTTAGGATGCTCTAATTGTCATGACTGGATAGAAATTTTCTTTCAAGCTAATCCTAAATTGGATATTGACAAATCTTTGCCTGATTTTGAATTAACAGATAAAATCGCAAAGTTATGCAATTATGAAAACTGGAAACATTTTCTTGAAAATTATCCTTATCCAATACCAGAAGAAAACAAAATATTTGAAACAATGGTCGAGTAACAAAATTTGCTTTTAATATAGATAAATATGAAGATGAAGCAAATAGATATATTGAAAAATTGAGGAAGGAGGAACTATAAGTGAATTTTATCGTTTTTTGTTTAGTATCTTTGATTACTTTTATTGTAACGCAATTTGCCGTATCACAAATAATCGGAATATTATTTTATATGTTACCACAAAAAAATATAATACAATTATAGGATTGATAATATGGACCGCATTACTAATTGCGTTATACTATGGAATAACAGCATGGTTTGACAACTATTTTAATGTTTATCTATGGGTATCAATAATAGCAAGTGTAATATCATTGTTCAACATTAGAAACTTAAAAAATGAAGCTAATCAATCACAAAAAAATTTATCTTGGGATGAATATTTAGAAAAAAACTTTCCATCTCAAGGCACAAAAACGAATTTTTCAGATATAAAATTTAAAGACAACGACCAATCAGAAAAATAAAAAAATCCCCTACTCTCTGCAAAGAGTAAGGGTACGGAGCATAGAACTCCTAAGAAAAAACCACAATCTCGAAATTAGGAATTTTCTATGTCTCCATTTTAACATAAAATTAAACTGATGTAAAGAAATGGAGTGATAAAAATGGCAGTTTATAAAAGCAAAAAGGCTACTAAAGATGGTAGACAATATTTTTTTAGAATAAAATACAAAGATATATTTGGAGAAGTTCACGATTATTCTTCTCCTAAATTTAAAAACAAAAAAGATGCAGAAAGCGAAGAAGCAAAATACAGAGTTAAAGTTAACAATAAAGAAGCTTACGTGTCAGTATTAACAATAAAACAAGTTTATGCAGAAATGATGGCATTAAAGAAAAATCAAGTAAAAAAACAAACCATTTTAAAGGAGTATAACCTTTATAAGTATTTAAAAAAAATTGAAGACAAAAAAATTAACGAAATAAGTGTAAAAATGTATAATGAACTTGTTATTAATAACTTTTCTGATAAATTGTCAGTAACATATAAAAATAAGATCATAGGACTTTTCAAGAGAATCATTATTTATTCTAATAAAATGCATAATACTTCTGACAGCATATTAAAACATGTAAATAATTTTAAAGCAATAAATGAAATAAAAAAAGAAATGAATTTTTTTACATATGACGAATATCTTGAATTTGACAAAATCATTGACGATTTCAATTTTCACTGTTTTTATGAAAGTTTATATTTCATGGGATTAAGACAAGGAGAATGCCAAGCCCTTACATGGGAAGATATTGATTTTGAGAAAAATACAATGAGAATTAATAAGACCTTAACAACGAAAATAAAAGGTGAAAAATATACCATATCAAGCCCTAAAACAAAAAGCAGTAATAGAATACTACCATTAACAGAAAAGCTTTCTAAAGACTTAAAAATCATGTATAATAATGCGAGACAATACAACGATTTTTCAAACCAATGGTTTGTATTTGGAAATACTTTGCCTTTTCCAGAAACGACTATTCAAAAAAGAAAAAATGATTACTGTGATAAAACACCATCTAAGAAGAGAATTAGAATACATGATTTTAGACATAGTTGTGCATCATTGTTAATTAATCAAGGTGCTTCAATTGCTTTAGTGTCAAAATATTTAGGTCATTCAAACACAGCAATAACATTAAATACATATACTCATATGTTTGAAAGTGAATTAAATAAAATGACAGATATATTAAATAAATTGTAAAAAAATGTGTTTCAAAGTGTGTTTAGTAAAATAAAAAGCCCTTATATAAAGGCTTTAATATCAATTTGGTGGAGTAGAGGAGAGTTGAACTCCTGTCCAATATATCCTATATCACAACGTCTACAAGTTTAGGTAGATTTAAATGTCCTAACTAAAATGGCTCTACACTAACCTATTAATTAGTAAG